TCTTCGATAGCTCCTTGTTTGTCTAATTCTTTAAGAATTAAATCAAAATCAGAAATAGTGTCATTTACTGAGTCATAAGCGCCAGTAGCAACAATACCTCTTGATTCAAGAGCTGCGAATAAACCTTCTGTACCTACAGGGTCTCCATCTGTTCCACCCATTTCAGTATCAATAGTTGAATCTGAGTCTCCTTTTTCAGCTTCAACCATTGCCATTTCTAGATAATCTTCAAATCTTACTCTTGTGTCTCCAGCAGCTTTTAGATACCATAGATATCCTCCCATGCCTGATTCACCAGATACTTCAACCCAACCGATTTGAGCAGCATCAGAACCAAATACTTCAAACTTATCTTTCAAAATAATTGGTTTATTTGTGAAAGATTCGAATTTTGGTTTAACAGCTCCAACCATTGCGCTATCTCCTTTTTTGAATTCAGAACCATAAACGAAGAAATCACATCTGTTAGCTGCGTTATCGTTTGTAGTTGCGAACCCGGTTACAGCACCAACTGTTGCACCACCTTTATAAGGTAATACAGTAAATTGTGTAGTTGAGTCAATTGATTTTACATACGCTTTAATAACTGTAGGAGAAGCTGTTCCATCAGAAAGTACAATTGTTTGTCCTTTTCTAATTGAATGAACTTCTGCAGTCGTAATTTGACCGCTATCAGCTACTTGTGCGTTTTCGTGTGCTAGGTGAAGTCTACCTTGTTCAGACCAAATAACTTGATCAGAAGCCATAGGCATTTCAGCACCTACCATTCTTAAGAAAGAAGATATAGATCTATTTCCATACTTCTCTACTTCTTGTGAATAAAGCTCTGGTAAATACTGTTGTGCCCAGTCAGTTACCGGAGTTCCATCCCCGTTGTGAAAATTTAAATAATTCGAATACGTAGCAACTTTCTCCGTGTACGGATTAAGTTCACTAGGTAACGAAAATGATACATCTGCCATTTTGTTTTAGTTTTTAATAGTTTTTAAGTTTTAATTTTAGCTTAGAACTATCAAGACCACCGACAACTCTAACTTTAGTTCCGCCAGTTTCAATAACACCTGCAGTTTTTCTAGGATCCATATTAATGTTCTTAGCGTTTGCAGACATTTCTTTTATTGCTTCGGCTTTACCTTGTTCATAAAAATGATTTGCTAAAGCGTCAGGGTTAGAAGCAGCAAATAAAGCTTTATGATAACCCGCAGCGTCACCTAAAAGATTAGTATCTTTGTTGACATATTTATTAAAAACATTAAATAAATCTGCTTGAGTCTCTTTTACTTTATTTACATCACCAACATTGAACCTATATTTTTTGTCTCCTACTTTGAAGTTAAAACCTTTAAATTCACTATTAAAAACTTTGCTAGTTTCATTATTGAAATGTGATGTTTGCTTCTGAAGTAATTCATCAGCTGTTTTTTGCTCTTCATTATAGCGATTGAAAAATTCTACTGCTTTTTTTTGCTCAGGATTTAACTTAGAACCCAACTTGACTTCTTTGTAATATTGATCCTTTTGCGAATTAAAAAAGTTTTTAGCTTTTGCAACCTCCTCCTTTAGAGCAAGTTTTTTTCTTTTTACATCTCTCTCTTCATCAATTTCTTCATCAATAGAAAATTTATCTTCCATTAAAAAAGAAATTTCATCATAAGAAAGATGCGGTTTGGTTTTTTTATAATACTCAACCATAAGAGTATTGTCGTCTACATTAGAAAAATCTGTATTTAATGATACAAAATCCTCTATTGTTCCACCAGTTTCTTCCATAAAATTTACAAGATTCTGTATATTTTCAGGTAGATTTACTGGTTCTTGTGTTTTTTCTTCCGATAATACTTCTTCTTGTTCCGGTGCGGGGTCGGCAACCTCAGTGCTTCCATCCACTCCTGTTTCGTTAGTTGTATCTGTTTCATCGGTTATTTGTTCTATTATAGGCGTTTCTATTTCTTCTTCTTTGCGTACTCCTTGCAATTCCACTTCGGTTTCTTGCCCAGCTTCTTCATTCTCGCTGCTTCCGCGTAACACGCCATCTTTTGTTTCTTGTTCTTGAACGGCATCTTGTTCTTGATTTTGCTCGTTAACTTTATTGAGATCTAATTTGTATACACCATCTTCTAGTGATACACCGGCATTCTCTGCTACCGTTTCTTCTTTTTCTGCCATAGTTTTAGGCTCTTCAGCCTCTACAGCGGAAACTTTAGTTATGTCTTCTGCCATGATAAAATATTATATAATTATTTAAAAAATGTTATTTTTTTGCATAGTATGCAATAATAGTTCCTCCTGCTAAATCTATTTCAGTATATCTACCGTGAATAGTTACACCAGCAGGAAATGATGCGTTTGAGCTTGTTACTTGTACACCACCAGATCCTTCACTAATTGTTTCTGATCCGTCAGCTAAATCACCCGCAGCATCTTCTGTATTTGCATATTTAGTTGCAGTTTCAGCAACTAATCCACCTGTGTTATCAAATGTTGCAGCTGATAAAACAGTGAATGCAATAAATACATGATCTAAAGGTGGCTTAATAGCGTCACTACTTGCTGCAGTAAATACAGAGCCCGAGATGTTTTGCGGAAAGTTAGTTCCTCTTATTCCCATAGTTTTATTGTTTATTTAGTTATCTTGGTTCAAATTGTTCTAAACCAAATCCACCTAAATTATCAAAGCCAGCTGATTCAAAATCTTTAGGCGGTGTATTATTTTTCCTTTGTTCTATTAACTCGCTTTGCTGGGAAGCTTGTATTTTTGTTCTTTCGTCTTTACGATCTTCCTTATATTTCTCTTTATTTTTAATCACGTCAGACTCAGATTCTTTAAGCTGCATATTTAATTGAAATTCAAATTCCATTAATTCTTTTTTAATTTCAGCTTCTCTTTCAAGTTTTGCAATATCAAATTGATTTTGAGCTTGCGCAATTTGCACTTTACTTTCTGCAACACCTTGTTGTTTTTGTATTTCAGCAGCGGCAGCAGCTTGACTTGCTTGTGCGTTTGAATTTGCTTGAGCTTGTATATTTTCAAGTTGCATTGCTCTATCCTTTTCTAATTTTTTCTTTCTTCTTAATTTAAGTAATTGATTTGCTAATTTTAAATTTTTAAGTTCGCGTACATCAATAGCATCCTCTAATTCTATAGCTTGTTGTGTTATAGCCATTTGAATATTGTTTTCAAGTAATTGTTTTTCTTCTTCATCAGGTGCTAATTCTAAAAACACACCAAAGTCATGTAAATGTAACTGTGATATTTCTTCTAATGCCGCTGTATTAAATTTACCTAATGTTTGAATAAAATTAGTTTTAGTATTAGAAAACTCTAATACATCTGCAATTCTTAATGATATAGCTTCAGCTGTTTTTAAAGTTAAATATAATCCAGCTTGCAATATGTGCCTTGTTGCTGTATTACTATTAGCTGCTGCTATTTTTTGTAAACCAACTAAAGCATTTTTATCCGGTTGACTACCATCTCTTGCTTCATTTAATCCAGTTACATCTCTCATCATTTGTAAATAATAATTATAAGATTGAATTAAACTTGCAATTTTTGTATTACCACCAGATGCTCTTAGTTCTTGAATAGGTACTCTAGCATTATTAAATTCGCCATCTTGTGTCATGGATCTACCAATAACACTACCTGTTTGAAAATACATATTCAAAGCCTCTTGTGGATTATAGTTTGTTCCATTACCTAAATCCACTTCAGCAATGCCGTCCGCATCTAAAAATACCCCGTCAGGAACCATACGAGATAGCACTTGTTGCAACTTAAGATGCGTTATTTGAATCATGTCGGCAAATGATGTCATTCTGCCAACTAAAGATTCAGGCTTTCCTTTATATATTCTTGGAGCTACAATATTATAACTCATTTGTACTTTTGTAATATCTGACTTAGGTCTAGTCATATTAATACATTTTTTCCATTCTAATAAATATTCTTGACCTATAATTTTTGCACCTTGATATAATACCTCTATTGATCTATTTACTTTTTCAAATCTTGATCTTGCGTCTTTTGGAGGATTAAACTCATCTGTTTTTTCAATTGCTTTTTGTGCACCTGAAGCTGTTTGTTTTATTTTATATACTTGATTTTCAAAAGTTTTATATTCAAAATATAATACATAGACATAATTACTATCTTCCGCAGCTTCAACAGAATACGATTTATTATATAATCTACTGTTAGCACCAGATTGTTCCATTTTTTTAATATCTTCTTCTGTAAGATATGGAAATTGTTTTTTAAGATCTACTATGCTTGTACGTCTTATTTCGCCTACATAATATATATCATCAAAATAAGGAGAATCACTATAAGAATATATTAAATCAGCTGGATCAATATATTCTAATTTTATACCTTCAGCTGTATTAAAACTATTTTTTATAGCAGCCATACCCACTACAGCTATATCATAGTCAAGTCTTTTCTTCAATAAATCATATTTATTTAAATCAAATATATTATTTATAGCTTCTTCTTCTGCAATTTCTATGCTTTGTTTATAGTCTAATTGCATGTGTAAAGCTAACTCTTCATCATTTTCGGGCAAAGTTTTAGGATCTCCGTTAAATAAATTTAAATTTAATTTTTCTTGTACTGCATTTAAAAGCTCTACATTTCTCATATCCTGCACTATGCTTTTTACATATTGAGTTCTTTTATTCATTGAAAAAGGGTCTTGAGAATACGCTTTTATATCATAAGTTCTTTCTTGTATACCATTTACAACTATATCTACAAACTTAGGTATAATAGGTACAGGTTTCCAATCTAAATTTAAATAAGACATATCGCCATTAATAGACAATTCATCTTTATACTTTTGTATACTTTGCTCTCCTCTTGCATATAGTCTTAATCTATGAAAGTTATCTCTATTTGCAAAATAACGTGTGGTTCCCGAATCTCTTTTAAACCATTCAGACTCTATAGCTTTAGCTACTTTCATTCCATATTCAGAACTAGCTTTATAAGCATCAGGCACTGCCTGTGATGGGAATATACCCTTTTGTTGTACGTCTGCCATTTTACTGTATTATTTTTGAAATATTTCCTTTATTGTTATATTTAGCAAA